CCCTTTTATCGAATTTACCTTGATCTCTGACATAATTAACTAGGTTTTGGGTTAGCGTCTTTAACCGCTTTTATGTGGGTAGCCCACGTTCCAGTTGTATCTAGTTTACCAGCGAGCATATCGGCATACAACATGTCTAATTGATTTCCGATTGTATCGTAGGTTGTAGAACCATCAGTTGTTCTATCGGTTTTGTACTTAACAGCAAGTGCTTCAGAGTCTAGCGTAACTCTCGCAGCGTCAATATCTGATTGAACAAGTGTTATCTGTGAGCCATCTTCCTTATAGGCTTTGTTATCGTCTATTCTTACACATTCTGAATATGCCTTTAATATTGCATCAAAATCTAAAGCCATTACGCATCTACCTCAATCGCTGTAATAGTTGAACTACCAAAAATATTATACGCATTATTATCGGCAGTATAAGGTCTATTTATATAAATATGTCTAGTCGCATACAGCGATGCAAATTGTAATTTGTAAGTTACATTTGTGCTACCATTTGCTCCGTGTGTATCTAAGATTGAGTAAGAAGCTGATCTTACTCTAAAATTGTTGTTCCCAGATTGACCCTGAACAGTTCCAAAGGTAATATTACTCATATTTCCTGTTCCCTCTGTGCCTGCTCCTATCATTGTTGAATCTCTAAGTAGTTTAAATCCAGCATAAGAATTATCTTCAGACCCAAACTGTAAATTAATACTAACTAAAACTTTACTTCCTGATTGTGGCGTAATTAAAGTAACACTCATACCACTTATATCTGAGTATGTAGCACTTTGTGTTGTAGCAGTCCCTGTTTTTGTTGCTGATTTTACTTGAAGAACTTTTCCTCCAGCATCAGCAGCAAAACTTAAATTACCAGAACCATCTGTTTTTAAAACTTGATTCGCACTACCATCAGCTACAGGAAGTTGTAATTCAACAGCAGCGTTACTTGTAGTTGTTGAAGGTGCTTTTAGGCTTACTGACCCACCACCTGATGCTGCGTTTAGTTTAATCTTTGCTGTCATGGTTTAGGATATTTGTCTTTAGTTACTTTTATAGTAGCTTTCCAAGCATCTATACCATTATTATAGATGTCGTCTAACTGGTCAACAATAGAGGGATATTCTGCTCTTCTTTGAGATTTGTAACTATCATTCTCTAAATCCCATGCAGCTTGAAGTGCAGCAAGTCCAGTAGTGCAATCACTTTCTGTTGGTTTAGAACCTCCGTCATGGACTATAAGGTTTGCATAAATTTTATTACTTGAATCAGACCACCCAAACCATTGTCCTGTACGAACAGTAATAAGATAATCTTCTATGTGATCTGCTCTTCCGTCTAATCTCATTATGTATCTCCTAAACGTATAAAAACAACACCTGTATTTGTGTCACTTGAACTTCCATTGAAAGAAGTAGCAACAGAAGCTTCAACTTGAAATTTTGCTTTATGTGTTGAAGTATCAGTTACATCAAACATATGAAAACAACTAGCAGCAAAAATACGATTGGCAGTTCCATTATTATATGAGCTTGCTGCTTCTCCGTAATTACTGTTATCAGTTGTAGTATAAATTTTAATACCCGCATACTGATAATCACTACTTGAACTACCTCTAGTTCGATAATCTATTAAATAAATACCTGTTGATGGAAATGTAAATTCTCCACTTGATTCTGTCATTCCAGTACCTAATTGACCAAATCCATCTGTATCAACTCTTTCCCAGTTGCTTGTCACATAAGCACTTGAAGAACCACTAAAAGAAGCACTAAGTCTCCATTGATCTGCCATCGTTATTCCCGCAGATATTCCAGTTCCAGAAATCCCACTATTTGTTATTGATATTCTTTCAACACCACCAGTTGAAAACTTGATAGTGTCAGCAGAAGGAAATGTTATACCAGTATTACTATCCGTTCCAGTTACAGCAGGAGCAGATACGCTTCCATCAACCCCAGAAATACCAGTAGTGCCGTTAATGTTTAATGCCATAATTAAAGAATAACAAGGATTGCACCAGATGGCACAGTTACAGTTGCACCTGAGTTAATTGTAGGGCTTACTGTGTGTGCGTGTTTTCCAGTTGATAAAGTGTAAGAAGTTGTAACTGCTTGATCCGATTCAAAGAATACTTCATCACTACCTCCTCCAGTAGCTCCAGCACCGCCCCCCACAGCAGCAAAAGCAGAGCCATTATATATTTCAGCACTTCCTAAAGTACTATTCCATCTAAAATCTCCCGTTGAGGGCGAACCAGGTCTTTGTGCTGTTGTTCCAACAGGTATTTGTAAAGCTGTAGTGTAATTATGTACAACATCTCCTGTAAAAGTTGCCCCTGCAAGTGGAGCTAAACCTAAATTAGCCTGTGTAATATTTCCAATAGTTGTAAATGTACCCGTTCCAGAACTAACAGCAGTACAAATTTTTAATAAGTTAGTTGATGAATCTATATGAGGCTGAAATTGAACTACATTTCCTGCACCAGAAGGATCTCCACTTGCAGAGTTTATTGTTCTTAAAGCTGTAAAAATATCATTTATACCTGCACGAACCGCAGCACCCGTTCCATTGGCTACATTAAAATTATTATCCGTTTCTTTAGTTGTACTATTGACTCTTGCCATTTCGGTAATAGTTTATTCTATTTTATCATCCCTTACCAAATCCGACAGCCTGATATGTAAAATTCCTATCAATCGAAGCATTTGATGAATTTTTAAAGTGAACAGTAAATCCTGTGCCACTAATACTAGATAATTCAAAGAAATCGCCACTTGCCATATTCTGTGCAGTTATTCCGATTGAAGGTAAATTTGAATTTACTCCACCTATAGCAGAAGTTCCAGTGAAAAACGAATCTGTAAATGTAACAACCTTTGCTCCTGCTCCAGAGGCGATAGTAGTTGTACTTTGCTCTGTTCTTCTTTGGAACGATGCCGTATAACCTAATTGGAATACTCTTATATCTTGGTCAGGATCTTCACTTGTTAAATTTACTTTAAATTTAAATCCTCTGCCTTTGTATTGTCCATTTGCAAATGTTTGGAACGATGTATATGTAGGCGATCCAGAGGAAGGATTATCTTGCGTAACCGCAACTAACATTTCTGCATTTACTTCGGTTGCGACTGATCCATCAAAATCTACTCTTGCGTCTATATCTGAAATTGAATCAAATAAATCTGATGGGAAAAATGCTTCTGTTAAAAAATGTCGTTTTAAATCAAGGCTAAATACACCACCTAAATCTAAGAAAGATGTTGCTGCTGCACCACCAAATTCATATGTACCTAATGGAGCAATACCTCCGATGTCATCTATTGAACCTTCGAGATCAAAATTAGTAATCGCATCAAATAAACCAGTACCAGTTAAATTTAAAGAATTTGTTACAGCATCAAAAGCAACATTAGTTTTTGTTCCTTGAAACTTTGGAACGTCTAAATCTTCTCGTCTTGTTAAAGCTACTAAAGGTGCAAGGTTATCAGGTAAATCTATTACAACACTTGCTTCTCCTGCACTAAATCTACCCCCATCATCTTGAAATTTTAAAATATACTCTCCTTCAAGTAAGGGAACAATAGCTTCTGTTGTATTACCAGCTAATGCTTTTACTAGGTCAGTAGCATTTGAAAATGTTCCCGTTCCATCCGTTTTTGACGAATGCCTTACATAAACACGACCACCATGAGTAACATCTATATCTGCGGATAAATTCCAACGTAATCTTACTTGATTAGAATTTATTGGTTCGCCTGTTAGTCCACTAACATCACTTGGAATAGCACTTTTTCCTACAGCAATATGTGTAAAAGTTGTTGGATTTGCTGAAGATTCAAGATTTGGGGCAATACTAACTAGTTCAAAATTATAAGTACCTTCTAACGAATCTAATATCTCAAATTCTGGAGTCATGGATCTTCTACTTTGAAAATTGCCATTATCAACTTGATATTTTAATTCGTATTCAATAGCCCTTGGAACAGGATTGAAGTCTACATTTAACCTTGTTCTTGCTCTATTACCTTCTGTAAAAAATTCTTCAGTAACAACAGGAGCAGAAGGAGCAGGAACAGGTTCGTTTAATATTGTTATATTTCTAACAGGTAATGCAGATCCATCTTCTATAAATGCAAACTTTCCTGAGTTGTAAGCCGTTCCAACAATCGCATAATTATCCTTATCTTCATTTACACTTACCACTCTCCATTGAGTAGTTTGTAAGGTTGTATTTTCAAGTATCCAAATACTATTGTTATTAGGAGCAGAAGTGAAGCTGGTTGCAGTCGTTCCATCGGATCTTGTTACAGAATTAACTGTTATTACTGCTCCACTTATCGAATCTACAACACCTTTTTCAACTGTACCATTGGACAGAACAACGCTAACTGTTGCATTATTTGTGGCATCTAGATCGGTTTCTGCTGTGTTATCAACAGTAATTGTTGTGGTTGTTGCAGAGCTAATGCGACCACCCCTTCTCACTCCTGCCCTTACTGGATCGCTTACTTCTATAACTTGCCCAGGTCTTACAACTACACCTTCTGATATTCCAGTATTAAAACTAATAGTTTCAGTAGAATTTTGTTCTTCAAATAAAATAAATCTTCCTAATCTTCTTGCTTGATTTCTGGAAGTACAGCCAAAACCTGTAATTTTTTTATGAATAATTCCATATTTATTTTTTGCGGCAGTATCTTCAACAGTTTCAAAATCTGGCTCTTGATTAGTCATATCAAAGTAAGACAC